ACCCACAACACGGAGCTCGCGTGTAGTATCGTTGTAGTGGATAGCAACGATCTTCTGTGGTTCAGAGTACTTCATAGCCGCGTCCTGATCCAGGCACTTGAAGATAGGCGCTGGTGCTGCTGGCTTGGACAGTGATTGGGCCACTGTAGCGAAGACGTTAGCGGAACGAGTACGGATTGTAGAAGTAGCCATGATGATTGTCCTTTCAAGACAATAGAGCCGTTACACTAAGCGGTACGAACACTCTGAGATATCCTACACGTAGGACACCTCGGAATGATCACTGCATTGGTTGTGCAATGATGGTGTAACCATTAACCCACATAGGGCCTGTCACTGCCATAAAGTGTTCTGTGTATTGCTCCACATCGAAGTAATACACCTCAACACCGTGGTATGGTGATGTGCAAGTAACCATTGTGTGGCCAAGCGGCTCCAGACCACCACGATCCAAAGGATGGATCTTCAGTTTAGCGCACAATGCACGGAAGTTAGCGACAGCAGAGAAGTGATCAGACATTGTAGTTCCTTTCAAGAACAGAGGGCGGGCAACGACACAGGAAGCCACGAAGAGAAAACTAGGGGGTCATCAAAGAAAACTAGGCGAACCCCAACACACATTCTGATTCTTTGACACACACAAAGACACCTCCACTAATAAATCCCCACGAGAATCAACTCGCATCACCTCCCTTTTCCTATATAAATCAAGGGGTTACTCAAAATAAATCCCCGAAAAATCAAATCTTAAAACCTAGCCGGTACATATTAGAGAAAATCCTGCGAAAGTCTCCCAAAAGAGACGGTACATAATAAAGAGGGGGTACTTCAAAGTAATTCTCCTAAATCGACACAAGGAAATATTATGGAAGTAAAACTCACAAACAAACAAAAGCTGGAGATTCTCCGAGAGAAAAAGCGAAGAGATAAACTGGCAATATACAAACAAGACTTTCTCTCGTTTGCCAAAGAACAAATCAAAATTCTCCCCAAAGACGCCTCAAAAGGATTCATCCCGTTTGAATTCAATGCTGCTCAGCTAATCGTAAACGAGCAAATCGAGGCACAACTAAAGGCCACAGGAAAAGTCCGTGTGATTATCCTCAAAGGTCGTCAGATGGGTCTATCCACATTTACCACCGCACGGGTGTTCTGGAAGAGTTACTTTAATGCACATAACAAATCAGTTGTCATGGCTCATGACGCGGCTACATCGGACGCTCTGTTCAATATGTCTAAAAACACTATTGACAATATGTCTGATGACTTCCGACCAAAATTTAGGAAGAGTAATGCCAAAGAGATTATCTTTGAGCATAATGATTCAGGATACCGTCTGTATACCGCTGGTGCTCCCGAGGCGGGTCGAGGTACCACTCCCACTATTGCCCATCTTTCTGAGGTTGCCTTCTGGGTCCATGACGTCAAGATCTTGGCTGGCCTCTTTCAGGGGATCTCTCAGGCTGATGGCACAGAGGTTATCCTTGAGAGTACTGCCAACGGTATAGGTAATGAATTCCACCGATTATGGCAGGGTGCCTGTGCCGGTGAGAATGAGTATCTACCAATATTCGTGCCATGGTTTCTCATGCCGGAGTATCGCAGGAAGATACCTGCAGGATTCGAGAAGACGATCGATGAAGAGTCTATTGCCGAGAAGTATAACCTTGACGACGAACAGATATACTGGAGACGTCTCAAAGTATCTGAGTCCGGTCTTGATAAATTCAGGCAGGAGTATCCAGCCACACCAGAAGAAGCGTTTGTAGCTTCCGGTAGTAACGTATTCAATGTTGAGAAAGTTAATAAATTACAGCCCCAACCAATACTCAGTAAGAAGGAATTTAACTTCGAAGCTTGTATGATGGAGGATCACCGGCAAGGGTCTATTGAGATATTTAAATACCCTACCTTTGGTGACTCTTTTGCTGTTGGTGCTGATGTAGCTTTGGGCGTAGGTAAGGATTATTCTACTGCTGTTGTTATGAATAGCAAACGAGAAATCTGTGCTTTGTATAGAAACAACACTATTGACCCTTCTCAGTTCGGAGATCTTCTGTTTTATCTGGGCAGATACTTCAATAACGCTCTGCTAGCTGTTGAATCAAACAGTATGGGTATTGCCACTCTGAATCGGCTAGTTCAGATGAATTATGTGAACCTGTACTATCAGACAAAAGTAGCTAACGTGTCCAAAGAAGAAGGTAGCCGTGTGGGTTGGCGAACAACGTCTGCATCTAAACCTGCTATCATCGGATTCCTGAAGAATGCTATTGAGCAGGACGAGATTTGGATTCCATCACGAGTAATCATCTCAGAACTGTTGAACTATACCGCGGATGATAACGGTAAAACTAATGCTTCAGCAGGATACAACGATGACACTGTTATTGCCACTGCTATTGCCTTAGAAGTTATCCGTACCCACGGAGACAGGCTGACAAACAACACCGTACCGTTCTCGCAAAGAGCCGGTTCCTATCAAGAAGTAAAAACTAATTGGATCTAAAATGAACTATTCACAACCATTGACTTCCCAAGAGCGGAAAGTTCTGCAGCCTATGCTGTCTCAGAAACCGACAAATCGGGTAGTCAACCCAAAAGAGAAGATTGCTGAGAAGTCCACCCGGACTCTCCCGATCCGTTCTCAGACTTAATTTACCCTTGTGTCAGCGGAGGTCCCTGCCGTGGTAAAAGTGGGACATATATAACAGCCATTTGTTGGCTTGATTGATTGATTGAAACCAAGAAAGGTTAACAAATGGGCACAACTAATATGCCAGTCCGGTTTACGGACGGTTACCAAGAGCCGGTAGGTGATGACGAGCTCTTAGCGATGATCGAGCAGGGTGTCATGAACTCAGTTGGGGATTTCCTCAACAGTTCTGACCTAGCCCGTGAGCGACAGAAGGCTACCTTCGAGTATGGTATGATACCCCAGTATCACCTGACTCCACAGGGTGTATCTCAAATCGTTTCCTCTGATACAGTAGAGGCGATCGAAGGGTATACAGCTATCATCTCTGAGCTTATGCTCAATAACAACAAGATTGCACGGTTTATCCCTTGTGGTAATAAACCCCGTGACTTCCACAACGCTAAAGTAGCTTCTGACCTTGTAAATTACACTATTTTCAAGCAGAATGATGGTTGGACTATCCTTAACACATGGATTAAGGCTGCTCTTCTGTGGAAAAACTCGATAGTCCGGTGGGAATATGTTGAGGATTTCGAGTATGAATTCATTGAATATGATGAGATTTCCCAGGAAAATCTTGATATTGTCTTGGCAGATCCGGACATTGAGATCATTGGCACGCTGAAGTCTGATCAAAAGCTCCGTCGTAATCCTGATACAGGTAACGCCGAGTATGGTGAGGTATATAAAGAAGTACGTCTGAAGAAAAAGCACGATAAGACACGGATCATGATCAAACCGGTACACCCCGAGTGTTTCCGGATCACCCGTGACGCCCATTCTTTGGACGATGCTGCGTTTGTTGGTATCCAAGTAGACATGACCCGCTCGGAAGTCCGTAAGTACTTCCCTGATATGGCCGAAAACATTGACTGGGATACTATTGGGGATGGCTCCTATGACTGGGCCACTAAGTATACAGAAGAGCAGTCCGCTCGTAAGCGGCTGGTCGGAGAAGAGTACTGGTTAGGTGGTAACTCACGGGAGTTGTATCCCACCGAGGCCAACCGACAGCTGACTGTTATCGAATGCTGGATCCGTTGTGACCGGGATGGTGACGGTATTGCTGAGTTGAAGCACTTTGTTATCGCCGGTGGGACTATCTTGCTGGAAGAAGACACCGACTGCATCCCACTGGCATCGCTGTGTCCGTTTGAGGTGCCACACGAGTTCCACGGTTTGTCTGTTGCGGATATGATTCGCCCATCTACGCTAGCTACTACCGCTATTCTGCGTGGGTTTGTGGAGAATGTGTACCTGACCAACTACTCGCCCAAGCTAGCTGACCCTAATGTTGTTGATTTCTCTGCTCTTCAGAACATGAAGCCCAAGCAGATTATTGCAACTAACGGTAATCCTAACAATGCGGTCTCGTCTATGACTCCTGACACAATCAGTCAGGGTACTGTACCTCTGCTAGAGATGCTGCAGCAACACAAAGAGCAAGCTACTGGTATGTCCAAAGCTGCGCAAGGCCTTAACGATACTTTGTACGTCTCGGGTAACTCCGAAGAGAAAATGCAGAGGGCTATGTCAGCCGCACAGGTACGTATCCAGTATATGGCCCGTAGGTTTGCTGAGACAGGCTTTAAGCGGTTGGTTGAAGGCATCTACAAAGAGATGCGCACACGGTTCCGCGGTAAAGAAGTCCGTTATTACGATAACAACAACTTCTTCAAGACTGTAGACCCATCAACCCTGCCAGACAACATGCTGATGTATATCGATGCGGATGTCGGCGAGAACGGTAACAGCAATATTGTCAAAAAGATGACTATGGTCGGTACTCAGCTGCTGCCTGCTTTGAAAGCTGCTGGCGCGGGTGGTGCAGTTAATCCTGCAGCTGCCGTAAACATTGCATCTCGCACGCTAGAAGCTATGGATCTGGACCCGCTAGACTACTTGGTAGACTACACCGATCCGTCATTCTTGGATAGTGTCGAGAAAGATCGCAAAGCAGAGCAAGAATCTCAACAGAAGCTAGCCGCGCTGGAGGAGCAGAAATCTTTGATTGATATCAAGCAGAGACAGGCTACGCTGGACCTGACAAACGTACAAGCGAAGAACTCTATGCAGGATAATACCAAACAGTTGATGGTAGCTATCGATAAGTCTCACCAAGAGTGGGCCAAGCTCTATATCGCTGCCGCAAAAGAAGGTCTTTCACTGCCTCCAGTTCCAACTATCACAGATATCCTGAAGATTGCCAAAGAAGCTATCAGTTCCGACATCGGAGGTGATGCATCGGCACCAAAAGGATCTCAACCACTACCTGAAGTTCAAGGGGCACCTGCCGCCGTTGAACCACAACAATAAATAGGAAACTATGGATAAATACCGCGAAGGTTTTCACAAGAAGGTGAAGCCGCAAATGAACCACGAGGATGGTTCCTACAAAGTAGAACCTTTCAAGAACGCTCAGGCTGCTCTTGGAAGGGTTCAGTTTGTACAACGTGAACGAGAACAGTTCTTTGGTGAGGCATATGGTGAAATTTTGTCAGACTACTTTGTAGCTTGGCTTAAGAGTGCTCCTCATGCCACCAAAGAGCGTGAATTCTTGTACGCTGCAGCTATGGCACTAGGTGACGTCAAAATGAAGTTGGCAGCTATCGAAACCTATGGTAATAACATGAAGTTTATGAACCAAAAGGCAGAGGAGGCACCTGATGAGTCATGAAGCCCGAGCGAAAGAAGTAGTTTCGTTAGCCCTCAAGGAGATGATCCGGGAGATCGCACAATGTGGATCCTCTGGTGGTGTTGGCCGGGTGCAGAACTATGCCCCGGTATTCAACAACCTGTATCTCTGTATGAAAAACTTGAATGAGATGACTGGTGAGGACACCTCAACCCAGTTGGTACCTGAAGAGGTACCAAAACCAAAGGATACATCCTTTGCAGAGCGAATGATCGCAGCCCGTGCCGCTAAGAAGAGCGGAAACAAATAATAGACACAAGGAAATAAACAATGAACCTACCCCATCTCTCTACCTCCACGCCAGCCTCTGAAATTAGTTCGGAAAGCTTCGCACGGAATGACGGACAAGGAAGTAGTGAGGCAGATGTCCCCAGTATGGCAGACATTCTTCGTAATTCCCCTGCAGCAGCTCTGCTCGGAATGCAAACAGAAGAATCTCAACCCACAGATACAGAGGATGCCCTGACTCAGGACGACGAATCGGAAGGCACAGACCCTGCTTCCGAAGAAGAGTCTGAAAACACGACAGAATCAGAGGAATCGGAAGAGGAAAGTACTGGTGAGGATGACCAAGAGTCTACCCAAGAAACAGCTGACTTGCCTGCAGAAGAGGATATTGATTGGGAGTACAAAGTCCCGGTGAAAGTCGATGGTAAGGAACAATATCTTACCCTTGAAGAAATCCGGAAAGGCTATGCTACTGCTCAGCATCTGTCAAATGAAGGGCGCAAGCTCGGCGAACAACGTAAGGAAATCGAACGTGAAAAGGCTGAGAAACTTCAAGAGCTGATCCAAGTAGGCACTGTTCTGCATAACGAGTTAACCGTTGTGGAGACTGAGCTACAAACCGAGTATAACAACCTGTCCCGTGCAATCGAAAAGGCGCGTGATGAAGGTGATACTTACACGGCTCGTGAGTTGAAAGAGAAACGAGAAGAAGTCCAAGAAAAGTACTGGCAAGCACGGAACACCCGTGAAGAACGTACTGCTGCGGTAACCAAACAGTGGGTGGCCCAACAAGAAGAAGCAAAGAAAGAAGCTTTGTCTGCATTCAGCGTGAAGATCAAGGAAGTGATTCCTGATTTTAATGACAATGTAGCTAAGAACATTCGCGAATTTGCCCTGAAAGAAGGTCTGACTGAGGAAATGCTTAGCGCGATCTATGACGCTAACATTGTCAAATTTATCAACGACTACCGTAAACTTAAAACTGCTCGTGAATCAGGCGAAGCAAAACGAAAGGCAACCCCAATGAGTAAATCCGTACCTACCAAGAATGGTGTACCACAATCCAAACGGGAAGCACAAAGTAATGCTGCTAATCGACAGAAGGTTCTCTCCGGGAACGGCACTAAGAATGACGAACTCGACTTTATCAAACGAATTTCCCAAGTAAGCCGAAAACTAGGATAACTCACTATAAGGAAAATATAAAATGGCTGGTAATAACTTCAACACTGGCGGTCCTAAGGCCGCTGCCCGTTCTAACGCCGCTACTGGTAACGCAGTGAATGCAGGTGAAAAAGAAGATCTGGCAAACTTCATCTCGATGATCTCCCGCGACGAGACTCCGTTCCTGTCGTCTATCGGTAAGACTAAAGCTACTGCTGTCTTCCACGAGTGGCAGACCGACGAGTTGAGCCCTCCCACCTCTGCCCCTGTGGCTGAAGGTGTGTCGTACGCTACTCAAGCTGCTGCTCAAAATGCAGAGCCTTTCCGTACTCGTCTGGGTAACTACACTCAGATCAACAGCAAGACTGTTACCGTTACTGGTACTAAGCGTGCTGTGGATCAGGCTGGCGTTGCCGATGAGTACGCGTATCAGCTGAAGAAGCGTGGTACCGAACTGCGTCGTGACGTTGAGTTCGACTTGGTCAACAGCTGGAAGTCTTCTAACGGCTCTGGTACACGTACCTTCGGTGGCTACCAATCGTGGGTGAATTACACTGCTGCTACCACTACTCCAGCCACCGCGCTGAACGTGCTGTCTACTCCCGGCGAGTACACTGCCCCTACT